ACAAGGACGGCTTCCGCTTCCTCGACCATTTTCCGCGTCAGTTACTCGTGGGCGAGCCGAACAACACGGAGATGAAGATCAGGCTCCGCATTCCCGGCAGCAGCGGGAAGACCTCGCTTTTTCAGGTCGTCGGCTCCGACCGCTTCGACTCGGTCATGGGGACCAACCCCGTCGCGATGATCTTTTCGGAATACGCGCTCCAGGACCCGGCGTGTTACGGCTATTTCCGTCCAATCCTGGCCGAAAACGACGGTTGGGCCCTCTTCAACTTCACGCCGCGAGGCGAAAATCATGCATATCAAATCTACGAGCTCGCCAAGGCCGACCCGGCGAATTGGTTTGCCGAGCTCCTCACGGTCGACGACCCCAAGGCGATCTGCCCTGAGGTCCTCGAACAAGAGCGCCGCGAGATCGTCCGCCTCTACGGCAACGACGCGCTCTATATGCAGGAGTATTTCTGCTCTTTCACCGTGCCGATTGCGGGCGCGTACTACGCCGAGCAGATCAGCGCGGCCTACCGGGATGGCCGGATAGGGAGCGTGCCGCACGAGCCGTCGATCGCGGTCGATACGTGGTGGGACCTGGGCCTTAACGACCGCATGGCGGTCTGGTTCACGCAATCAATCGGTGCTGAGCTGCGCGTCATCGACTACCACGAGACCGTCGGCAAGGGCCTCAACTGGTGGGCCGCCGAGGTGTTGCCGAAGCGCGGTTACGCCTACGGTCGCCACACGGCGCCGCATGACATCGAGGTCCGCGAGCTCTCTAACGGCAAGTCACGCCGGGACACGGCTCGCGCTCTCGGCATCGACTTCCAGGTGGCGCCCAAGCTGCCGATTGCCGACGGCATCGACGCCACGCGCAACATGTTCGCCCGTTGCCGGGTCGATGCGGACAAGTGCCGCGATGGTCTCAACGCGCTCAAGAACTACCGCAAGCAGTACGACGAGAAGCGCAAGACCTATCTGAATCACCCCTATCACGATTGGGCGTCCAACGGCGCCGACGCTCTGCGCACCATGGCCGTCGCTATCGAGCTGACCCATAAGAGCCGACGCACTGACGAGATGCGCAAGGATGCCTACGCGCGCGACGACGGGCCAAGCGGCAGGCCGTCGAGTGGGATTTCCCTGCTGGGGTAACGATGAGAGATTCCGAAATCCGCATCAAGCAGGAAATCAGCCGCCGCAACGAGCGACTGCTCTACCGGCAATTCGAGTTTCTTGAGACGCGCAACCGCGCCGCGGAGTCCGTGCTACTTGAAGCCGCGTGGCATCAGCGTTTGGCGTGGCTCTTTTTTCCGAAAGGCATCGGTCCGGTGCCTGGCATCAAGGACATCGTAGACGCCGTACAGCGCGCCCTGCTGGTGGAGAGCGACGAGCAGCGCCGCAAAGCCCTCATCGCCAAGCCAAGCGCCGCTCAAGTCGAGGTTGTGCGTGGCTGAGAAGAAGCTCACCGTCGAGCGCGCCTACGAGGAGTTTAAGGTCTGGTATCAGGCCAAGCGCAAGCGCATCGAGCGGCAGATAGAAGATTTCCGCTTCGTCTTCGGTGAGCAATGGACCGCCGAGGAGAAAGACAAACTCCGCTCGGCCGGTATTGACCCGTACGTGGACAACCGCGTCCAACCCAACGTTCACCTGCTGACTGGCCTCGAACGCCAGAACCGCACCGACTTCCGGGCCTACCCCCGCGGTGACGAGGATGGAGTCAAAGCGGAAATCGCCACGTTGCTTTTTAAGGACGTGATTGAAAAATCCGAATTCAACGCGAAATCGTCCGACCAGTTCAAAGACGGCGTGATATGCGGCGAGAGCTACCTGGAGCTCTACCTCGACAACACCGAGAGCCTTATCAACGGCTCCCCCAAGTGGTGCAAGGTCGACACCGACCAAGTCATCCCCGACCCCGCCTCGAAGGAGTACGACTTTTCCGACGCCCGCGCCGTCTACAAGCTTAAAACAGCAATCGAGCTTGAAGACTTGGTGAATATGTTCCCGGACAAGCGCCGGCAGATCACCAAGCTCGGCTCCGGCAGGCTCGACGTTGAGACGCTCGTCGGCAACGGCGACCGCCTCCAAAAGCGCAATTACGGGCGCATCGGCGAGAAGTCCGAAGGCGCTCAGGGCGACCGCGAGGACAGCGACGGCCTCTTTGACTTAATCGAGCGGTACTACAAGAAGTGGATTCGCAAGGTATTCATCGGCGATCGCAAGACCGGTGAGATCATCGAATCCGAAGACCTCGACACCGCCGAGGCTTTCGTCGCCGACTACCAGTCCGGCATCCAGCGCGACCAGGACGCCTACGAGCAGGCCGTCCAGCAGATGGTGGCTCAGGCGTTGCCAGCCATGGAGATGGCCGCGCAGGCCCAGGCCATGGCGGCGCTGCCGCCACAGGCTCCGGCTCCGGTTGACGGTGAGAATATTCCACCGATTCAGATGGTGGACCCATCACACGTTCGCGCCGCCCTCGAGGAGTCCGGCCAGCTTCCACCGCCGCCCCCGCAGCAGGACCCCGAGCGCTTCGTCATTATCCGACGCAGCGTCCCGGAAATCTGGTGTTTCAGCTTCATCTCCGGGATGGACCAGCCGCTCGCGAACAAGCGCGCCTGGTTCTACCCGAAATGGCGGGCCTATCCGTTCATCCCGTATTTCGCCCGCTTCTCGACTGCCCCACTGACCGGCGACGACCGGCATCTACTGGTGCAGGGCATCGTCCACGGCGTGAAGGGTCCGCAGGTCAAGCACAACAAGTCCGAGATACTGCTTATTCGTCACCTCAACGGCTCGACTAATTCCGGCTGGTTGACGGAGGAGGGAGTCTGGGCCGATCAAGAAAAAGTCGAGCAATTCGGGACGAGGCCTGGAATCAACCTTGAGTACAAAAAGGGGAGTCAGACTCCCGAGCGCATTGCGCCCGCCCCGCTTTCTCAGGGTCACGTCCAGATGGCGGCTGAATCCGTCGAGGCGATCAAGGGAATCCTCGGCATCAATTCCGACCTGATCGCAGCGCAGGCTGGCGGCGGGGACTCCGGGCGGGCCATCGCGCTACGCCAGAAGCAGGGGCTCCTGATGGTGCAGGAGCTTTACGACAACCTGACGCGCACCCGCAAGCTCGCCGGCCGCTTCATGCTCTCTCAGCTCGGTGAAGTTTACGACACCGAGTCGGCCATGAAAGTCCTCGGCGAAGCGTGGCTCACCAAGACCTTTCCGCCGCAGATGCTGCCGGACCCGGACCAGATGGGCCAGATGATGCCCATGCCCAACGCGGACGGCAGCCCGCCCGGCCCCTACGACAAGATGTCGGCGGAAACCGAGATTGCCGCCGTCTTAAGGGGTGATCTCGAGCAGTACGACGTAATCGTCGGTGAGTCGGTCGCGAGCGACACGCAGCGCGCCGCCGTCGCGATGGAAATGAAGGACCTGTCTACGGCCATGCCTGGCGTGATCCCGCCTGATGTAGTCATCCGCAATTCGCAACTGCCCGAGTCCGCGAAGCGTGAGATTTTGGCGGCATACGAGAGAGCGCAAGCCGCGGCAGCCGCCGCGATGCCGCCGGGGCGGCAAGAACCCCCGAGGGAGGAAGCAAATGGCGAGAGGTAGAAAAAGCGCGTCGGCGGTCGCGGAAAAACCGTCGGATAGCAAGGTTGTCCTGGAAGGG